GCTGCTCAAGGCTTTAGAGCTTTGAAAGATATGTTTACATGGATTTTTGATTACCTTGCTGAAATTTATTATACGACTGTTTATGGAATGAGTTCAGATGAATATAAATTTATGCAAAATTTTCCACAATTAGAGAATTTATACGCAGCCGTTAAATTGATTGAAAAATTCGAGAAACCTCTTATTGATTCCTCAGCACCAATTGCTAATCAAACATTGACTGTGCATCACGAACTTAATGAGTATCATTTTCAAGCTTCTAAATTAAATTCACGATCCAATGTACATCTTGTATCTAGTTTACAAAAACGCATAAAAGAACAAGTGGAATGGGCTACACATAGTCCAGCTCGATGCCACACAATACGGACTCAACCTGTTGCTATGTATTTATTTGGACACCCTGGTGTTGGTAAAAGTGTTGCCACTGAAGTATTGAAAGCTCGAATTTTTCGGAAGTATTTGAAAGAAAGGGGTATAAAATATGAATCTAGTTCGTTTCCCCGGAGAGCTGAAAATGAATATTGGGAAGGTTATACCGGTCAACCCATAGTAGTGCTTGATGATTTTGGAAATGTGAAAGACTCGCAACAGAAACCTGTTAAAGAATATGAAGAATTGGAATATATGGTCAATACTGCTCAGTTTCCACTAAAGATGGCCGAACTTAAATCAAAAGGCGTGACTAATTTTACTTCTGAATTTATTATTGCTTCCTCCAATCAAAAATTTCCTGAAATAAAGTCTCTTGTAGATCCTGGCGCTGTGTTTCGGCGCTTTCATGTTTGGGCTGATGTAACTATTGATCCCGCTTATGGAGTACCTATTGGCAAGGACGAACACGGAGTTGCTTACTATACCTTTGATAAGGCGACAATTGCCAAACTTAAGAACATTCCCGTTGATGAAGTCCCTCCCCTGACTGTTGAACATTATCGATTCACTTGCTATAAGGTTATTCACAATAAACAAACTGGTAATGCTGAGGTTCATTATGTTCCAGGAAAGAGTGGTTTAGGATTTGATGATTTTTGGGATTTCTTTGTTCAAGAAAATGAACGCAGGAAAACTGAGAGTTCCGCTTTAGCGGATGCTATCAGAAAGGAAGCAGGAATTGAAGCTCCTCAAGCCCCCCAATCGGAACAACAAATTCTTGATGAATTTGATAAGATTTTTAACCCGGAAAAATTCGTGGAAACCCTTGCTAATGAAGATACATTTGAAGTAGAATTGGGTGAAGATTTCTTTGATTCTGAAGAAGATCCTATCTTCGGAAATATTTCCTATATCTTTAATTCGCGAAAACGATTTAGCAAACTAAAAGAACTCTTTTACACTCATAAGAAAGCATGTAACAGTCATTTGACAAAATTGTGGACAAGTTTGCGTGCCTGTGTGAGTGTCGTTTCTAACGCTCTTCTTTCTGTTGCTCAATTTATTCTTTCAATTTTCTCTTCTATTGCTCAAAAATGCATTTCGTATCTCCCAAGTGTACCTACCTCCAAAATTATTGCTGGTCTTTGTTCTTCTGCTCTAGCTTTGTTTGGAGTGTGGTACACTGGAATCTTTTGTAGTAAGTCCTCTGACAACAGTGATGCTTGGTGTCAATTTAACCGCGCGCCTTCTGATTCTTATATGCCGTGCGAAGAGTGTGCCACTTGTAAAATTTTGCAATACCCAAAACATGGTAGCATGCTGGAGCATTTTCTGGAAAGAACGGGAATCAAATCTGTTCGTAATGATTTGTTTGAACAAGGTATGTCCCGAGAAACTCTTGAAGATATCCGTGAAGAGATTAGAGTTAATTTGCCCAAACCCCAGGCACAGCGACTTCTCGGACAATGTCCAATATTGCAGCTTATTGATCAGAATTTCACTGTTACCACATACCAAGAAGCCTTTCAGGTCATTGGTAACCTTTGCTGGTTCAATTGTTCCTTCTGCGATCAGGTTGCAAACACTACCTACAACCCACTAGATGAAGAAGATTGCATTCGTGCTGCAAACCAAATTCTCCACCACCGCCCTGAAGCACAGCGCATTTATGATTCTCAACCAAGAACTGTAAGACCCCAAAGTTATGCCCAGCGAGTGTATGAGTCGCAACCAAATGTGCCACGACAACGTCCCTTTGCCCAAAAAGTGTATGAAAATAACCCGCGTGTGCCTAAAACTAGACGATTGGCACAAGGATTAGTGGAGTGCAAGACTGAAATGCACATTGGAGCGCGAAAATATGCCCAACGTGATCGAGTACAAATTGAACAGACAACACAAGTTTTATTAAATAATTCTGTTTGGGTTCAAGCTGTTGATAAGAATGGAATGTGCTGTAGGAGTAATGGAGTTTTCCTTGTTGGACGCACCATGATCACTACTGCACATACTGTTTTGAACCCACCCCAAATTGACCCGATAGAATATATTATTATCAGAAATCCCTATTCGACAGAGGCTGCCATAAAAATTCCTATTAGTGAATGCAAAATTTCGCAAGCTTTTCAGCTTGACGGCTCTCCCGTGGATTTAGCTCTTGTTTCTTTTCCACCCGTTGTACCGAATCGACCCCGGATTTTATCTAAATTTCTTGGATCTGAGGATATTGATTTGCTAAAAGAAGGAGATTTAACTTTTTCTGGTTTTTACGAAGTGAAAGGGAAAACCATTGTGCAGGAAAAGTATCCATCGTTCTTTTCGGTATCAACAAAGACAACCGAATATTTCTTGCACGAACAAGGAACGTGCCCTAAGAATTCAACCCATTGCAAATGTCCCATTAAAATTGGAAACCATATAGAATATGATTTGGAAACGTTGAACGGAATGTGTGGTGCTTTGCTTTCCATATCCAATCGACTTATCCATACGAAACTTGTTGGTTTTCATGTTGCTGGTGGTGCTGGAGTATTGGCTCTTGGAGCTTTGACGACTCGACAGTTTTTAGAGCAAGCTTTGAGTGCTCATGTTGAAAAGTTTGGAATTCCAAAATCGTATTTAATTGATGGAAGACTTCCTTACTCTCAATCTTGGGTAGATCCATCTTGCAAGGTTTCGCTACTTGATGTTGGTGATTGCCTGAATATTGGCAATGCTCCGTCACCTGCTGCCCCTTCCAAGACCCAGCTTGCACCCTCGTTGATTTTTGACAAAGTCCAGAAACATATTACCAAACCTGCTTATCTCACACCTGTTTTCGTACAGGATGAAGGAATGGTTGATCCAATGTTGAAGGGCATAAAGAAAATTATGGGCGGTCAGACTTTTGTTGACTCAGATTTGCTCGATGCTGCTGCTAACGACGTATTTCAAGGATTAGGAAAACCCCCGACTGGAAAAGGTATTGTGCATAGTTATGAAGAGGCAATAGTAGGAGTGGAAGGTGACCCGTATAAACGACCAATTAACCGAACGACTTCCCCTGGATATCCATATAATTTGAACAACAAAACCAAAGGCAAAACGGCGTGGTTAGGAGATGGCGAGGATTATATTGTGGATAATCCTGAACTTAAACAAGATGTTCAGGATCTGTTAAATGATTCTCGTCAAGGAATTCGAGGTAGCGCAATTTCAATTGCGACCTTGAAAGATGAAAAACGCCCTATTGCTAAATGTGATGCTGGCAAAACGCGAGTGTTTGAGGCTTGCCCACAACACCTTGTTATTGCCATTCGTCAGTATTTCTTGGATTTTGCTGCTCATGTTATGAGAAACCGAATTGATAACGGTATTGCTGTTGGTATCAATCCGTATTCTCTTGAATGGACGAAACTGGCCCATCACCTGCAATCAAAAGGAAATTATTTGATTGCTGGTGACTTTTCGAATTTTGACGGATCGCTCTTAATGCAAATTTTGATTAAAATAGTTGAAAAGATTAATGAATGGTATGGTGATGATGATGAAGCTCAGTTGATCAGAATGGCCCTTTGGGACCACATATGTAATGCTGATATCATGGTGCGTGGTGAGGTGATTCGTAAGACTCACTCACAACCCTCAGGGAATCCTCTCACCGTCATTATAAATTCATTATTCAATGGCATAGTTATGCGTATTGCGTATCTTATGCTTAAGAAAGAACAAGGTTTGCCAGTTGTGTGTGACTATAGAAAGCACGTAGCTGAAATCATTTACGGTGACGACGATATTAAATCAGTTAGTGTTGAAATAATTGACTGGTTTAATCAACTCACCTTGACAGATGCTCTTGCTTCCTTTGGTCTTACATATACTGACGAAACCAAGACTGGAAATATCCTCCCTTTTAAACCATTGGAAGATGTTGCTTTTCTCAAACGAAAATTCGCTATTCAACCTGATGGCACTTTCCTTGCCCCTATGGATTTGGAAAATGTGCTTGAGATAACGAACTGGGTTCGCGGAAAAGCATTGAAGTCTGCGACTATTGAAAATTGCGATCAAACGATTATGGAACTCTCTCTCCATCCGCAAAGCGTTTACGAGTATTGGAGTGCTCGTATACAAGAGGAACTCGCAGTGGTTGGGTTAAGTATTACAGTACCCACTTACTTCGAGCAGATGGAGGTTTACAAATACAACCGTGATTTGTATTCTCGAACAGAATATGTTCCTCTATGGTAACTCCAATGGCCTTGACCCGGAAATGTGAACTTGGATTTAAAATTTAAACAGGATACCTTTATTTCTATTGCTATTTCCTTGCCTTTTAAAGAGTGTTGCTGTGCTCTGGTGATACAGCTCCTGACTTCAGGGTGAATAATCATCTACCCCTGTCGTATAACATGATTGCCACTAATTCAAATGAAAATTCAAATGGTTCTGTATCGTATGACCATGATCAAAATACGATAGTTGATTCGACCCGTGGAAAATTGTTGACTGATGTTCAAATGTCTGCTGATGCCGTTCCAATGCCATCTACTTCAACGCAAATGGCATTGAATGACACCACCAGACATGAGATAATGAGTATTCTTGAGCGTCCTGTTAATCTTGGGACTTTTGAGTGGAAAACATCTGATGGTGCTATTCCAATTCAATTGGCTCCTTCAGATTATACAGCTGACACGCAAAATTATTTGAAACAATTTAATTTTCCACAAGATATTTTTACAAATTCTCCCCTCGTAGTTGATAAATTGAAAAATTACCAATATTTTAAAGCTGATATCGAAATTGAAGTTAAAATTAATGCTCAACCCTTTTTACAAGGAGCTTTGATGTTAGTATATAATCCTTATTATGACCAGACTGGTGATTTTAGACGCAAAGGCACTCGCTTTCTTGCTTCTCAAACTTCTTGCCCGTACAAAATTGTTAGTATCGAAGAAGGAAATTCCCTTAAATTAATTTGCCCTTATGCTAATATTTATGATTTATTTGACCTCGGAAATTCTCAAAATCAATTTGGTTCTGCTTTTCTTTATGTATTTTCAACTCTTCTTGGACCTAATGCTGCCGAAACCGCTAAATATACTGTTTTCGCTCGCTTTATTAATCCTCAATTCTTTGTCCCCACTCAAAATGATGTTATTTCTGTTGCTCGTGATGCACACGAAATTAAGCGCCTTGAGTCTAAAGGTTATCGCGTAGCCCAAGCTGATGTTCAACCAGTTTCAGCTAGAGATACGGGCGAGGTGGAGACACCAGGTCCTGTGTCTAAAGTTGCTAGTGGTGTTACTACTGTTGCAGATGTTCTTTCTGGAATCCCAGTTCTCGGAAGATTTGCTTCAACAGTTGCATGGGTTTCGCGAGCAGTGGGTAAAACTGCTGCTTCTTTTGGGTGGTCTAAGCCTACTTCTATACAACCCCAAAGTAAAGCTGTTCTCAAGCCTAATAATACTTTAATTCACAGTGAAGGTAATGATGATGCAACAACCTTAGCTCTCATTCAAGATAATGGAATTGATGGATCTTCTTTCATTCCAGAGACTAAAGATGAGATGAGTTTTGAATACATTTTTGGGCGACCAAATTTCTTTCATTCACAAACTGCTGCAACAACATTATTTTCGTCACGAAAACTTATTACAGCTTGGGAAGTATCGCCTTTATCCCAATATCAATATGGCAATACCGAAGATAGTCAGACTATGTATCTTGGAAGTTTCTCTTATTTAAGTATGATGGGTACATTGTGGCGTGGAACTATTAATTATGATATTATGGTAGTTAAGACACCATATCACCAAGGAAGATTTGCTGTTGTTTTCCTTCCAGAAACAAATATTGCTGACGTTCCTGAAACTCTTGGTGAGTTGTTAAATACCAATTATAACGTTGTTTGTAATTTAAAAGATAGACAAGATGAGATGGGCAGAACTACTTTTCGCGTTTCTGTTCCTTTTATTAGTAATACTGATTGGCGTGAAACTTATAAAAGAACTTCCAACACTGACAATCCCGGTCCAGATGCTACAACATTGGATACTAAGACTGGTTGTTTGGCTCTTTACTCTCTTGTTGATTTGTCAAATCCACCAACCGTTGCTGGTTCTGTAACATTTTATGTTGCACACAGTGGTGGTGAGGATTATCAAATAGCAAGACCAGTGATGAACTTGGCACCAGGTTTCCAATCTCGTTACGCCCAATCTGACATTGGTACAGTTTTTGTTCCCGAAGATGAAAATTTACTTGTTCCCTCCCATACAACTCAAGATGTAACTGCTCAAACTACTGGCGAGTACTTTAAGTCATTGCGTGCTTTTATGAAGCGGTATGGTTGGTTTGCTGATCTTTCTCAGCAAGAAAACTATGTCGGTTTACGTACACGTCATATGACTGAAGATCCCGTTAGTGGAGAGAGAACTATTTCTCGTAATAATTTGTCAGATAAAGTTTTACCCACCCCTTGGTATATGGCTTCATTTTTATATCGGTTTTATAATGGTTCTTCTCAATTAAAAGTTATTCCTTATACTGCAGGCGTTGTAGCCGATTCTTATCTTTCTTTTGACGAAAGTCCAGTTGATCAACTTGATGTTTCTCCTCAAGAATCATATGGACAACCTCTTTTTCAACAAAATCAGCAAGTCTCAAATGCTTTTGAGGTTCGTACCCCTTATTATCGTGGCGTACGATGTGATGTTGTTGGTTCTAACCAGACTCCTGTCCTTGGAGATGTTAGGACCAACATTCGTTGCCGTAATCGCGCTAATTTTGGTGGTAATTCTCAGACCTCTTCAATGTTTGAGGCAGCTGGTGATGACTTTAATTACTTCTTTATGATTGGTCCTCCCCCTATGTCTGACATCCGCAACGTTCGCTCTTTTTCAACTTTTCCAACTGGAAATGAAGTAACTGTTGACTTATCAGGAGTTACTTCTGTGAACGAAGCGGGTGATTTTGCCTTCTTTATAGTTGCTGATTTTTCCCCAGATATTTCAATTACGACCAATGGAAATATCGCAGTCTCTAATGTTGAGTCTGTACCATTGGTTACAAACGAACAAGGTACAATTCAAGTACCCGTGCTTTCTTGCACTATTTTTAAATCTGGTCCAGCAACAGGAGGAATTCGTGTTCCCTTAAACGGAAACACTACTGCCCCTGGAGCCGCAGCCGCAATGGCAGCTGTTGGTTCTATCACAGTTATTACAGATGCCCCATTGGCATAAGTCTCCCAAACCCGAAGCATTCCTTCAGAATGTGGACAGGTCCTGGTAGAAGGTTTAGTATATATTATTAAAAACAAATATTTACATTACATGAATCGCATATTGGCGAACACCTCCTACCGGGGGGTGACTAACTTTTATTCGATGATGATTGTAATGTTAACCTTTTATTATAATTGGCTGATTATTAATTCGTTTTTCTCGTTTAAATGACGAGTACTTAGCGTCGAC